CCAGTGCTGGAGCGCTGCGTCGCTCAGGCCGAGGTCAGCCTTCGCGCCGAGCGCGAGCACGTGCAGTGCGGAGATGGCCGCCTTGTCGGCCAGCAGACCCAGCGCCTCACAGTCGCCCGGATCTTCCGCCGAGACTGCCGCGCCGATCCCCGGCACGAGGACGGCAGGGGAGTGGCGCAATGCAGCAGAAATACTGCTCGCCGTCGGCTCCGCGCACGGCATCTTCACGCCAATCATCTGCGCCATATCGTCCAGCTGCGCGCGCATATGCTCGCGGGCGTCGGCGCGGGTATAGCGGCCCATTGCGTCACGGCGGCGGCCACGGTAAGAGCTGCCCCGGCCATACGTGCCGCGCATATCCGCCTCCCACTCGCCGTCGCGGGAATAGCCGCCGTCTTCAGCCATCTCGATCTTGTAGGTATTCTTGATGGAGCTGGTCAATTTCTGGATCGCGTCCAGATCGCCCGCAGACATTTCGCGCTTGTCGGCGATTTCGTCAAGCTCTTTGCAGAGCATTTCACGCAGGTTTCTCAAATCGTACATATTGCATCCTCCTCTCACGATACGCGCTCGACGGTAAGATTGCTGTTTGCAAAATTAACCGTTTGCGCGCTGGTGTTTCGCATACCTACCGTCAGGCAGCAGCCTCTTGGCACGCTCACATGTGCGGATACATAAACGTTAGAGTAGTTTTCTACCGCTGCCGGTGTCACGATCGCCGTCGCGCTTGCAAGGGCTTCACCGTTGATGGCAAGTGCGGCCGTGATCGCCTCGACCGTGCCGCCGGTTGGAATTGCGATGTTGCCGCCGTAGGAGACTTTGAAAACTGCTCTACACTGATTCGTCAGCCCGCGCAGCGTGATCAGGCCGCTGCCCTCGCGGTGCACGATGCACGGCTTGCTGCTCACTGCCGTTTCCGCCAGCGGGACGTTCTGCCCGGCGGCGACGCCGACGATGTTGGAATTCGTAAACTCAGCCAATTCCAAACACCCCGCTTCCCGAATTGCCTGCTTTGCAGTAGTTCAAAATCGGCTCCATCGCCGTCTTCATCGCCTCTGCGCAGCTCGGCTGCTCCATTTCGTCCACCGTTTTCAGGATACAGGCGTATGTGTAGAGATCCGTGATGTTCATCTTGTACAGATCCACGCCCATCAGGTGATCGATGAATTTCTTCTTGAGTTCCTTATATGTTGCCATAAAATCATTCCTTTCATAAAAAATACAGCGGCGGGACGATTGCCCCGCCGCGTTGCTGTCGAGTATCGGCAATGGGGCCGACCATTTTCGTGAGGCCACGAAAAAGCTCTACGATGTGGATTTGTTACGCGCAATTGCCGCAGCCGTAGTTGTACCCGCTGTTGTAGCCGTTGCAGCCTGCGTACTGGTACGGGGCCGGAACCGCAAAGGACGGAACCGGGCGCGGGTTGTAATACGCCAGCTGTGCGCTCACGTAATTGCGCAGGTCAAGCGTCTGCGCGTTCTGGCTTGCCGCGAGATCCGAGATAAAGATGCGCTGGTTCTGCTCCGCGATCTTGGCGTCCTTCGCGGCCAGCTCCTGCGCCGTCAGACGCTGGTCGATGCTGCGGAAGCCGCAGTTCATTGCGTCGATGATGTCGCGGGTGGTGTTCTGCACGGTGTTGCGGGTGTCGCACGCCTGCGTCGCCATGTCATAGCGCACCTGGGCGATTGCAGCGCGGTTTTCGCAGCAGCACTCCTGTGCCTGCATCGCCATGTTGTTCAGCTGCTGCATAAGCGCAGCCTGCTGATTGCAGCGGGAAAGTTCAGCGTTCGAGAAGCCGGAAGTCACAGCCTGTGTCACACCTGCAAAGCCGTTGAGCATGCCCGTATTCATGGCGTAGAAGCCATCACAGATACCGTTGTTTACGTTGTCAAGCTTGCGCTCGATGTTGGAGAAGTCAGAGGCCAGCACATAGCCGTCTACAACGCCGCCGGAATTCCTGCCGTTGTTTCCGAATCCGTTTCCATTGCCGCCCCAGCCGCAGAAAATGGCAAGAAACAGGATGATGATCCACCAGCCATTATCACCGCCGAAGCCGCCCCAGCCGCCACCTGTCATGCCGGTAGGCGCGACGGGCATTGTCATGGTCGGGGAGCCGTCATTCAAACTCATATTTTTCATTCCTTTCGTAGATTCAAAAGATTTATCTCAATCGTGGCCACGATTTTGATCGTTCAACTGTTCGGAATTCCCGAACTATTGCAGCAGTTGCCGGAATTGCCCCGCCACCTGCTGCAGCTGATTCAACTGCTGCTGCGTGATTTTCCCGCTTTGTACCAGCTTCTCAACCTCCGCTTTCGGGTCGCCCTGAAATGTCTGTTGGAACTGCCGGAATTGCTGCACCATATTTTGAAACTGCCCCATCTGGCCGGGCATCTGCCCGCCACCGAGGGCCTGAAACAGGGGATTAGCCATCGCTTTCAGCCTCCTTTGTCTTTCTCGCCGGTCTGGCGCTGGGGGCCGTCAGCTTGGCTACCAGCTCGTCAAACTCCTTGCGCGTCACGTATTCCTCACTCATGTCCCTTCGCGGCGCTGCGGGCGTTATAACGGCCTGTGCGCGCTCTACGAGATCGTAGGTTGTCATGGCCGGTTTCCCGCTCGCGTCGGCCTTTTTCACGTACACGACAGGCGCATTCATATCCCACAATGTAACGGCGTTGTTAGGCGCGACAATGAAGTCGTTCGCCGCCTGCTCGTTCGGAACCCAGATGATCGACTGGTTCTGCGGCTGCTGTGGCTGCGGCTGATAAGCTGGCATCTGCGGCGCAGGCTGATACTGCGGACGCATCTGCATTTGCGGCTCCTGCATCGGCGGCATGGGCGGCTGATTGTAAATCGGCTGCTGATACACATACGGCTGCTGTCCAAACATTAAGCTTCCTCCTTTGCCCAGTAGAACAGCGGGATCTCATTGCCGCTGTCCCATGTATCGAAATAGCTTCCGTTCTCCGCGCAGACCACATGGCTTGATAGAGCCAGCACGTACACGCCGCGCGGATGATCTGCGCAGAAATCCGCGACGGTATAGCAGTCCGGGCACGTGTTCGGGATTACGTTCCGGGTAAAGCCCTGCTGCCGGAGGTAAGCGCTCCATACGCTGTTTGCGCTCGGCAGATCTCCCATGATGAGTCCTTGCAGGCACAATCCGATATACACCTCGTCCCAGCTCTTCCCGGTCGCCTTTGCGATAGCCCGGACGGTGCAGTCCCCGACCTTCTGCCCGGCGGGATTTGGATTAAAATAAGAAAAGCCCATACCGAACACTCCTTTGTGTGTCCAGTATGGGCTTTTTTACGGCTTCTTGTGCCTCAGTTGTGTATCAATTTGGTTCAAAATTTAAGCCCGTGGTTATTCCACGGGCTTAGTTTTTGTTATCGTTCGTTCACAGCCAGAATCTCTGCCGCCATCGCGGCCACATACGGCGGGCATCCCCGCCGCCCAGCGCACCAGTCCTGCACGGTGCGCAGCGGGATTCCAAAATACTGCGCGAAGCCCGTCTGCGTCAGGCCGTGCTGCTTAATCAGCTCCGGGATCGTGCAGTGCGTGCCGTCCCAGATCCCGCCGAGCAGCGCCAGCCGCTCCGCCGGAATCTCTTCGTCTTCGGCGTCGCCCCAGACGCTCGATAGCGCCATATCGGAAATGTATGCTTCGCGGTCGGCGTATGCGTCGGTTTCGGTGTAGAGGGCGAAACGAATAAAGGGTGTGAGTTTCATCGGGATTCCTCCTTGCTTTTCTTTGCGGACTTCTTCTTTTCCAGGTACTCTTCTTTGTTTTCTGCATACCACTGCTGCCACCGCTCTTTGTATTGCTCGGTATGCTCCTGATAATGCAGCGCAGTAAGCTGCCGGGCTCGGATACGCAGGCATTCCTCCGAGCAGCATTTGTCACGCGCCCCATCCAGCGGGAACGGCTTGCCGCACACAATGCAGTTCGCTGTTGCGATGGCTCTGGAATCAGTACGGGCCCTTCTCTGCTCCGCACCGCCGTTGTAAAAGCGTTCGAGGCAGTATTCGTTCGTGCGCTTTTTGGCGCAGTCCGGGCAGTAACGCTGCAAACCGCCCTCTACAGTGTATTCGGCTCCGCAGCGCTCGCAGATATCCTTTGAGCCGATGGGGCGGGTTTTGCCCGCCGCCTTTCGCTTCCTGCATTCTGCGCGGGCAATCCGTTTTCGCGCTTCGCTGCAATCCGGGCAGTAAAATGAGCGCGTACCATATGTTTCATAGCTCTTCCCGCAATCCGCGCAAACCTTTGTGCGAAGGGCTCTCACTGGAGTCCTTCGGCACTTTTGGCATCTTGTATCGCGCGAGAATCCTTCGAAGTGCGCACCGCACTGAGAACAGATGCGATCCATCGATCAGAAGCAGTACGCGCTGATGGGCTGACCGTCGATGCGGACGGTGGCGAGTGTATCGTCGCTGAAATCGGGATAGTCAGCGTCTTCAATGCTGTCTGCAAGTTCGTCCAGTGTGTAGCCAAAGTACACGCAGAATGCATCGCCCAGGCAGGCATCCATATCGCGGCAGAGGATCGCGGACTGTTCTTCCGTGTCACCAGCCTCGGTGGCAATGGCAGTGCAAGCAATGAGTTCGTAACGGTTGTTGATGATCTTGGTTTCCATGATGTACCTCTTTCCGGCTTTCGCCTTGTTTTATCTTATGGCCTTATTATACACGCAATGCGTGTAAATGTCAAGAGGAAAATGAAAATTTTCTTAAAAATAAGCGCCGATTTCTCGGCGCTTATCTCAGTTATACAGTTTGCTGGATGCCCGCTGCATCTCCCGCATGATCTCCGGCAGGCGGCGCTGGACCGTGGCGCGGCCCAAGAATAATTCCGTTGCAACGTCCACCTGCGGAAGCTTGTCGAGAAAATAGAGCTGCGCGATCTTTTCATTTTCCCGGCCAAGATTGGCCTGATAGATCACGGCCTCCATATCCTTGCGGGTTAGGCGGCCCAGCTCTGGGGGAAGTTTGCCGCGTGCCTGCGGCGACATACGCCCCGCCTCCTTACTTTTCCTTGTGCTTCAGCACGGCAATATTTCCTTTATTGCCGACTTCGAGGTCCAGCGCTGCGGCCAGATCGCGGACTTTTACGTAGTTCGTGCCGTTCTTCAGAATGCGCTCAACGGCGACTTCCTTGCCGTCGACGATGATCTTGCTTTTCTCAACCATTTCAGTTTCCTCCTCAGCGTTTTTTCCGTCTTCGAGGGCCATCACGGTATGGCCCTCGCTTACCAGCACGTCGCCGCGCAGGAGATTGGCGTCCGTCGTCAGGTACTTGCTGCCGGTCAGCAGCTCGAAATCGCCCGTCGCGGGCCAATCGTGCAGCATACAGTATGTGGTGCAGCTGTTGCCCTGCTTTTTGTAGAGCGCGGCGACGGCCTCACAGCCTGCGGCCACGGCGCAGAGCATCATGAGGCCGGAGCAGTCCGTCTCCACGGGCTTTGCGATCTTGCTCACGTCCCATCCGACGGCTCTGGCGGCCTCATACGCCGTGTTCCGGTCGCTCATATCGTAACCGATGTTCCGGTTTTTAATGGCCGCCTCGCACGTCTGTGCGGCCCGCTCGGCCTTTTTGCGGCTCTTGTAGCGCAGGACGCCGAGCCAGCGGCCATTGTACCAGTTGGAAATATTCAGCTCCCGCCCGTTCTGGTTGCCGGGCTGCTGGTTGCGGCCGCCCGTCTCGCCGAGGCTGGCCTGTCCGATCTTGATACTCATGCCCGCTCGCTCCCGTACAACTCGTGGTGCAGCTGCAGCACGGCGGCCTCGATCAGCTGATCGATTGTAGATACGTCGAACCGGATTCCGTGTTCGGCCAGAAAATTGATCACATAGGCTTTCTTTTCCTCGCCGTCCGTTGCCGCGTAGAGCTGTTCCGCCGCTTTTACGCCGATCTCTACGTATGTTTTGATGGTTTGCAGTTTGTTGGCGTCGATCTTGGTTTTGAGCCACGGGATCAGAAACGCCGAGACGAGCGCGCTGATGAGCGCGATCACTGCCGAGATGATCTGTGTGTAGTCCATAAGTAATTACTCCTTTCGCTATTCGACTGTTTCATTTTTCTTCGCAAAAACCCGCTTGAAGGCAAGCAGGCCAAGCTCTGTGATGGTTGCCCAGCCGGTAAAGCCGAGCACGTCGGACAGGTCGATCGACGCGCCGAGCTCCGGGCTGCGGATGACTGCAATTAGGACGGCGACGGTTTTCAGAGCGCAGGCCCAGACAATTACCGTCGTGATGAGCTGGAGCAGATACAAAACAATGGTTCGCGCCATTTCGCCCTTGCTCCACTTGCCTTTTACCCGCATATCTGCCTCCCAATTTATTGCGCACTGCTATGCCCGCATTGCGCCTCCAGCTGGTGCAGGAACTTTTTCACGTCGCCGTTCCCGCCCATTTTTTTATACTTTTCTCCGGCGATCAGGCGTTCTGCCATTGGCATTTCCTCGCTCATGATCGTGAGGCGGAGGATAGCCAGATACTGTTCGTCCTGATGCTCCTGCATTTTCCCGAGCTTTTTGTCGATCTCTGCAAGATGCGTTTCCTGCGTCGTGGCCTTGCCGCGCTTTTTCTGTATCGCGCCGACGACGGCGTTTACTACCGCCGTCAGCGCAGACGGAGCCGTGAATAAACTCTTTTCGTATGGATGTTTTCTGGAATACGATCGCCGCATACAAC